CTTTACCAACAGGAGTACATGTGCTCCTTTGAGGGGGCCATTATGGGGGCTTACTTTGGCAAGCAGATCAGGGAGGCGCGGGCCGATAATAGGATAACAAATGTACCGCACCAGACAGGCCAGGAGGTTCATACCTTTTGGGATTTGGGAGTTGATGATTCGACGACGATTTGGTTTATGCAGGAGAATGGGAAGGCATACCACTTTATTGATTACTACGAAAACACTGGTATGGGGCTTGAGCATTATGCGAAGATACTGAAGGAGAAGCCCTATATTTACGGTAATCATCACATGCCCCACGATGCGAACCAGCGGGAACTGACCAATTCGGAGTTGGCGATGTCCAAGAAGGAGATGGCTGAACGGATAGGGATCAGGCCGGTGTTGGTAGTGAATCGGATGCGGAATATGGATGTTTTCATGCAGGTTCAGGTTCCTGCGGTGCGTAATGTTTTGTCGTCTTGTTGGTTTGATAAGGACAAATGTGCCAGGGGGATAAACGCTTTGGAGTATTTTCAGGCTGAATTTGATGACGAGAAGAAGGTTTTGAAGCAGAGGTATCTGCATAATTGGTGTTCTCATGCCTCGACGGCGTTTATTACGTTTGCGGTAGGGTATGAGCAGCAAGCGATAATTAAACCATTCGATGCTAAACAGTTTCAGAATAACTCATGGATGGCTGCCTAATGGCAAAGATAAAAGACGAAGATTTCCTGGCAACGTTGCGGGAGCGGTTTAAGATTTCGATGTCCGAAAGCGTAGAGAACAGAAATCTGGCAATCGAAGACCTGAAGTTTGTCCTCGGCGGCGATGAGCAGTGGGATAAAGAGGCAATAACCGCAAGGGCTGGCCGTCCGAGGCTGACAATTAATAAGTTGCCTAAGTTCGTGCGGCAGGTGACGGGCGACCAACGCCAGAACAGGCCAGATATTAAGGTTAGGCCAGTTGATAGCAACTCCGATCCAACGATGGCCAAGATAATCGAGGGTCATATCCGCAACATCCAGTACAACAGTTACGCTTCAATCGCCTATGACAACGCATTTAAGCATGCGGTGGCCGGTGGGTATCCTGGCTGGTGGCGTGTTGAAACAAAATATTCCGAAGATGACACTTTCGAGCAGGATATTATGATTGAAGGCATTTTGAACCAGTTTTGTGTGTATCCTGACCCGGAAACCGTCCATGACGTCTATCGTGGCGGACTGGAATGGTGCTTCGTTACGGAAACCATGAGCAAGGCGAAGTTTGAGCAGTTATTTCCTGAATCGAAAGACGAAATGACCAGCTGGACAGAGCAGGGGTCTGGCGAAAACCTTGACGGATGGTTCCTTGACGACACAATCAGGGTTGCGGAATACTATTACAAGGAAATTGTCGAAAAGACGCTTTACAAGCTCCAGGATGGGTCAACTATCGACAGCTCAAAGGTCAAAAACGAGCACATCATCCCTAGCCCCGATGGGAAGGGCAAATCTTTAATGATTCAGGGCCAGCCGTACCCGATACTGAAAGAACGGAAAGTTAAGGCAAAGCAAGTAAAGTGGTGCCTGGTTACAGGCCACAAGATTTTAGAAGGCCCGAAGGATTGGGCTGGTAAGTATATTCCCCTTGTGCCGGTCTATGGCGACACTTGGACAATCGAGGGCAAGACATATTACAAATCACTCATTAGAGACGCCAAAGACGCCCAAAAGGTATATAATTATACCGTTTCGCAAAACATGGAAATGGCGGCACTACAGCCGAAGGTTCCGTATAAAGTCACCCCGGCGCAGATAAAGGGGCATGAGTCACAGTGGAATCAGCTTAATAATTATCCATTCCCCTATGTGCTTTACAACCCCGATCCCAACACAGGAGGCGCTCCTCAACGGGAACAAGGAGCGACGGTCAATACGGTTTTCGTTCAAATGGCGCAGCAAGCCACGTCTGATATGAAAGACACCATCGGCATCTATGACGCGGCATTAGGGCAGTCTTCAAACGAGCGGTCAGGTGTGGCCATCTTTGCCCGGCAACGCGAATCAGATGTTGGGATGTTTGAGTTTATCGACAACTACGGCAGGGCAATAACATTCACGGGCAAAATACTTGTCGATCTGGTTCCCCGCATTTACGATACAGAACGCACAATCAGAACATTGGGCGAGGATGACAGCCACGGAATTGTCCCTATCAATAAGATAGTGGTCAATCCAGATGGGTCACAGACGCTTATTAACGACATCACTGCTGGGAAGTACGACATAGCGATCACTGTTGGGCCTTCATACACAACCCAGAGGATGCAGGCCGCCGAAAGCATGATGAAGCTCATTCAGTCCGTACCGCAGCTTATGAGTGTAATAGGCGATCTAGTCATCAAAAACATGGATTGGCCGGGTTCCGAGAAAATAGCCGAGCGGCTTGCTCCAAAGGATAACGGCCCCGATCCCGAACAGCAGTTACAGATTCAGAAATTAGAAGAAGAAATAGCTGCTATGCGAATCGGCAAAACGAAAACGGGAAGCGAGATACTCCTGAACCTCGCCAAAGCATCTGCCGCCGAGGTGGGTGAACAGCAGGAGCAGTATCGACTAGAAATGGAAGCACTAAGCCAGGCGCTAGAAATGCAGGGGCAACCCCCAGGTGGAGGACAAGGCACCCCCTCACCTTCACTTGGCACCCCTCCAAAAATGGAAGGAAACTTACCACCTGAATTAATGGGTGGAATGGTTCCGCCACAGATGCAATAACTTCCCGCCGCCGGGGACAACGGGCGCGTAATGAGTGCCGCCGACTTTACGGGCGAGAAGGAGAATCATGGAAGAGAACAGTGAGATCGTAGTTGGTGAACCCACGGGCGATGAAGTATCTGCGCCGCCGGTAGAGCCAGTTGTTGATGAAGTAGTTGAAGAAGTAATTGAAGAAGTTGTCATTCCGAAGACCGTCCCGCTTGCAGCGTTGGAAGATGAACGCCGCAAACGTCAGGAAGCGGAGGCAAAACTTGCCGCAAGGCCCCAGGGGGCAGCGCCGGTTAAGTCGATGGAGGACTACTACGAGGAAAACCCGGCAGGGACAATTTCTTACATCAACAACGAAATTGCGAGACTGCAAAACGAAGACCCTTATGGGAACGGATTGCAGATAGAGCAGTTACGCGACATGAAAATCGAGTTGAAAGAAAAGACGGCGACAAGGACGATGGCCCGGCAGAATGAGTACGCCGGGAAAATAACCGCCGCAATTCCTGATTTTCTAACCGTGAAACCCGCTCTGGAAAAGTTCGCAATTGAAGCGTTGGGATACACCTACGAAGATTTAGGAAGGATGACCGACCCACGGATAGTCGGCGAAAACGCTGCCCTGAATACCATGAAGCTGATTAAAAAACAGTACGACATGATAAGCGGCGCAACCCCGATTAAAAGAGAATCCCAGGCCCCTGAACCGTTGCCGAATAAGTTAGGCGGCGGCTCCGCACCCACTGAAGTAGACCCGGAGAAAATGTCAACCGCTGAGTGGATGGCATGGGATAAAAAAAGAACCTTAGATAAACTCAAAGCCAGAACTGGCTAACTTTCAGGAGGTAATTTACAATGGCTAATACCATAAAAACTTTAAGCTCAGGCGATATCACCAGAAAGGCCCTGGCGATTTTGCACAATAATCTTGTCTTCACCAAGATGATTAACAAACAGTATGATGACCGGTTCGCAAGGTCAGGCGCCAAGAACGGCGGAACCTTGCTTATTCGGGAGCCGAATCAGTTCACTGTCCGTAGTGGAGCCATCATGGATACCCAGGATGTGACGGAAACGACACAGACCTTGACGCTGGCGACCCAGAGAGGCGTTGACATCAATTTCAGTTCTGCGGAACTTACCCTTTCCCTGGATGATTTCGCAGACCGGATACTCAACCCGGCAATGTCAAGGCTGGCCGCTGAAGTGGACAAGACCGTTATTGCGGCTTGCTATCCAGATGTTGCTAACCACGTCCACACGAGCGCGACCGATTACAGCACGGCCCCGACGTTGGCTGTCCTGCTTGCCGCCCGTGCCAAGCTTTCGCAGAACTTGGCTCCGGCTTCTGACCGGATGGCAATGGTTGATGCGCTGGCCGCAAACAGCATCATTACGGCAGGCTATAACATCTTCAACCCAGCCGCGGAGATTTCCAAGCAGTACGACACCGGGCTTTTGGGCCAGGTCTATGGGTTCAAGTTCTACGAATCCGAAATGACGCCGGTTCATACTGTCGGCGTTATTACCACTGGTGAAACGACCAATACCGGGTCTATTACTAATGGCACAGCAACTATCGTTCTGTCAGCAGTAACCGCAAACGACACGAAGTCTGCCGGCGACATCTTCACCATTGCTGGTGTCTATGATGTGAACCCGGAAACCAAAGTCACTATGGGCAATCTAAAGCAGTGGTCAATCACGGCTGCCCAGGTAGCAACCGCTGCTTCAACGTGGACAGTAGCTGTCAGCCCCACTCCCTACAAGTCCGGCGCCAAGCAAAACTGCGTTGTCAGCACCAGCTCCACGACGGCAACGGTCGTTTTCCTTACATCGGGTGGCGTCGGCACATCAAATACCGCGTTCCGGCAGAACTTGGTCTTTCACAAAGATGCGTTTACCTTTGTCAGCGCCGATCTTGAATTGCCGAAGGGTGTAGATTTTGCGGCCAGGGAGGTTTTTGACGGCATCTCGCTCCGGGTGGTCAGAAACTTTGATATTGTCAATGATCGTTTCCCCTGCCGTATCGACGTTCTGTTTGGCCAGAAGACCATCTATCCGGGTTGGGCTTGCAGGATTTCGTCGGCTGCTTAACAGTAGTGTGGGCGGTGTAACAGCCGCCCACTTTTAAAGGAGGTATTAAAATGGCAGTAGATTATGTCGGAAACGGGAATGAAGACGGAACCAATTTCGGGCGTTCTGATGAGAAAATCGGGTTTTATGGGCTCACGGCTCCGATTGTAAAGCCGTCGTTTAGCAATGTGGCGCTGACGACAACGCTTATGACAACCGCCGTACCGTGGGGGTTCGCATCGAGCGTGAACGCAGAAGCGATGAAAGACCTGGTGAACGAGATCAGGGCTAAGTTGGTTGCCTTTGGGTTGATTACAACGTAATTTAACTGTATGGGGGGGCCTTAAAACCCCCTCCATACACAACAGAAGGGTTGATATGAAGGATTTTTCGATTCTTATCGCAAGCGCTTTTTATGAAGTCAAGGCATACAGCCCCTACATTACGAGCCTTATGAGTTCCTTACGGGTATTACAGGAAGCGGGCGTGAAATATTCATATGTTGAGATCAGCGGCGATTCCTACGTTGACAGAGCGAAAAACGCACTGGTTAATAAGTTCCTCAAGAGTCATCATACGCATTTAATGATTATTGATTCCGACCTTGGCTGGGAAGTGGAAGGCTTCGGCAGACTTTTAAAAGCTGCAATGGCTGGTGCGGAGGTGGTGGGTGGCGCTTATCTTTGTAAGGGTGACTGGAACACATACGCGGTAACGCCAGTCCTGGAGGATTCTGAATACGTTGGCAATACATCGAGCGGGGCCATTGTGTTTAATGTTCTGTCCTTGCCGGGTGGGTTCATTATTTACAGTCGAAAGGCGTTTGAACGAACCAGACCGGTCCTGAATACCTACGAAATGGACGGCCCGGTTTTGGAGGCTTTCAGATGTGAAATAGCTCCCGATGGGCAGAGGATGGGTGAAGATATATATTTTCAACGCAAGTACATAGAGCAGGGTGGGAAAATATACCTTAGTCCAGACATCACGCTTACGCATTACGGAGTCAGAGGGTATGAAGGAAACTACAATACCAGCATTCGCAGGCGCCCCGGAGGCCCTGATTACCCGTACTGCATTGAAAGATTAAGATACAAACATCACGGCGAGACCGCATGGATCGTCGGTAAGGGGCCGAGTCTTGTTAATTTGAAGAAAGAAGATTTTGGCCCTGGCCCGGTAATCGCAATCAGCGAGTCTATTATCCCGGTGGAAAAATTAGGGTTGGAAAATAAGATTTATTCATTGCAAAAGGATTATGACCCGCCGGAGCATGCACCCATCGCCCCGCCGGTTTCTGCAACGCTGCTGGTGCATGAACGAGAAGTCGCGGGTAGGCACAAGGATTATAAACCGCGCTACGTTTTCGACAATGTGTTGGATTTCAATGCCGCATGGAATACCCCGTCTTCAATAACTGCGGTAATGATTGCGGAATTGCTTGGCTGCTCGCAAATAAGATTTATCTCGTTTGATTCCTGTACGCAAGACAGTGTAGCCACCTGCCATTTTAACGCGGATGGTTCACATATGGTAATAGAATCCCCATCACAGGAGACGGAAAGTTGGCGCGAGTACAAAGCCATCGCCAGGGGACTAAAAGAATACATAGAACGAAAATACATAGCAGCGGAATGGGTAACACCACTAGAAAGGACGGAGAATGGAGTTACGGAATAAACAGATCATTATAGAAACCACCAACATATGTGATGCTCATTGTGTTATCTGCCCCCGTGAGAAATTCACACAGAAGTTACAGGCGATGGACATGGGCTTGTTCAAGAAGATTATTGACGACGCTGCTCAGTATGAATTGGAATCCGTGGACACCTGCGGTTTTGGTGAGTGCTTTCTTGACAAGAACCTCTTTGACCGGTTTGCTTTTATCCGGGAGAAGTTGCCAAAGGCGAAGATATTCGTCTCGACTACAGCCTTTCACATGACGCCTGACAAGTGGGCCAACGTCATAAAGTACATTGATATTTTAAAGTTAAGCATTTACGGGCATACTCAGAAAACCTATGAAGCTTTTCACCGGGGCAAAGTCAAGCACTTTGACTCAATGAAAAACATCCTTGGATTCTTGCAGTACAAGAATGGGCATCCCTACACTATCGGTCTTTTCGTCCAGACTGATTTAAACAAGCATGAAAAGAATGATTGGATAGAAATGTGGGAGCCAAAACTTGATGAGGTTTTCGTTTGGGAGCCTCATAATTGGGTACAGGGAAGGGATTACCGAAAAATTGACAACACAAGGCAGACAACCTGCGGCAGACCAGAAAACGGGCCGATGTATGTCCATGCCAGCGGACAGGTAAGCCCCTGCTGTTGGGACATTCACCGTCAGATTGTCCTGGGCGACCTGAACCACCAGACCATTGAAGAGGTTTACAAGGGGGCGGCTTACAAGGCGCTTCGGCTGGCGCACCAAACCGGAATGTTTAACGACTACATCTGCCGACATTGTGACCAGACGAACTACAACCCTGAAGTATTGCTTTACGCCAACAACCCTACCCGCAAAGTAGGTCAAATCACTTCAAATCAGGAGGAGATTCATGCGTAAGGCACTTCTTCTCTATCCGAGTTCGATGTCTGAGATGCCCCATTCGCTTGCTATGATAGCGGCGATATTCAAAGAAAACGGCTATGAAGTCAGGATCGAAGAAAGCACGTTCAAGCAGCCACTGAGCAATGACTACTTCATGGAAGTAGCGCGAGAATATCAACCGGACATCGTTGGTATCTCCATGCTCACCATGCAGATATTAAAGGTTTACGACCTTGTAAAGCGACTGAAGAAAGAGGGGATTCTTGTCATCGCCGGAGGAACGCACGTTACGACCTGCGATCGAGAAGCGATCGAACATGGCGTTGATATTGTCGTCAGAAATGAAGGCGAAGAAACATTAAGGGAATACCTTCAAGGCAAAGACCTTAAGGACATTCTCGGCATTACCTATCGTGGAACTGATGGGAATATCGTGCGGAATGAACCGCGTCCTCGGATAAAAGACCTTTCAACTTTGCCCGATCCTGATTTCAGCCCGTTTGATATTGAGCGGTTCCGGCTTGAAGGCGACGGACTATTGAAGGGAATCCACCGGATTTATACAAGTAGAGGTTGCCCCGGAAAGTGTACCTTCTGTGATTATCAGGTCTATGGCCAAAAGACGACGTTTAACCCCATCCCCCAGGTAATGGCAGACATTCAAAACCGTGTTGATAATTACGGCGTGCGTCAGTTCGTTGTAGCCGACGACTGTTTCACGATGAACAAGAGGCACGTTGCCGAGTTCTGCGACGGGATAAAGAAAATTACCCCGAAAGTTACCTGGCAGGCATGGACACGCGCCGACATGATGACAAAGGAAATGGCTTCGATGATGAAAGATGCCGGTTGCTATATGGTCATATTTGGCATTGAAAGCGGCGATCCCGAAACTCTAAAAAGAACCTGCAAGGGAACGACGGTAGAAAAGAACATCTCGGCTTGTAAGACAGCCCACGCAGCCGGTTTGCAAGTTGGGGTGAACCTGATGTTCGGGTTCCCCTGGGAGACGGTGGAGAGCCTTCAGAACACGTTAAACATGATATATGAGCTTTGGGATGTGACCCATATGTTTAACGGTTCCGGTTCGATTGTTCCCTTCCCTGGGACGGAGATTTATCAGCAGTATGTCCTTCAGGGAGGTTTCAAGGATTACTGGCTGAATCCCAGGTATCAGGACTGCGGCGTCTCTCTCTACCAGAATGCAGAGAATCCCTACGCTGTCAGCACCCTTTCTCAAAGATATATGTACGATGACACCTATATTCAGGAGGAGTTCTTTTTCAAGTATAGCCCTGAGTTTGTTGCCAAGATGTCTGAGGTTTCTTATGAGATCGGCAGGCACAATCTGGAAACGATGTATCCCGGCCAGGGCTTGAAGCAGAAAGCGATTATCAACACATGCAGGTTATCGAAAGCGATCTATCAGGTTTTCCCAAATCTTGAAAAGAGTATCGGCAGTTTTATTGCCGGTAAGAAACGGCCAGCCATAGAGAATCGGCGCAACGTCGCGCGTGGCATGGTCAATAGGACGGTGTGTGCATGACCCCGTATAGAATAAACATGGTTGCTCAGTGCAACACCGATATTGAGCAACTGGCTATAAACCACCGGAAGGCGCAGAAATATCCAAAAGTCCGATGGAGTGAAGAAATTCTACCTCCTGTGGCGGTTTGTGGTGGCGGCCCCGGACTTCCCCTGAGATTAGATATTCTCCGAAAATGGCCAGGCGATATTTATGCCGTTAATGATACCGCCGGTTATTTATCCGATAATGGGATCCCTTGCTATATGTACGCAATAGACGCCAGCCGCCGCGAGTTTAAGACTGGTGATTTGGTAAAGGGGGCGGTATTCGCGACGTTTGTGCATCGCAGGCAGTTCAACCAGTTTCAGAAAGAGCAAATCCGCGTTTTCAATATGTTTGAATGCGACCAAGAGAATGGGATAGGCGGGGGGCCGACTGCGGTATGCCGTGCGGCTAACTTATTCGTCAAAATGGGGTATGGGACGGTTGCGTATTTTGGCTGTGAGGGGTCATTCCTTAACTTCACCCATGTAACCGGCGAGCAGAAAGTAGCTTTTGATAACATGATAATTGTCAGAGCCAATGGCATTGACTATATCACCAATGCTTCTATGGTTTTGCAAACTCAATACCTTTCAGAAGAGATAAGAAACCATCCGGGAATATTGTTAAACTTTTCAGACGGACTATTGGAGGCAATGATCCAATATCCCGACGATTGGGCGACGATTGCAGTTACGGAGGATTTAAAAAAGAATCACGAACGGAGTTCCAAAATGGAGATTTACACAAGAGAGTATAAACTAGGCACACGTCCTATCTGGCAACCACAGGGAGTATGATATGACTTCAATGAGATTGTTACGTTCAATGATGAAGGCAATCGGTATCGTGGATATTGGTAACGAACCCGAGCCTGAGCAGTACGACGACGCCCTTGAGTCAGTTAATATGATGCTGGATACGGTAGCCGCTGCGGGGTTGGTAATTTACCATATCGTGTCAAATAGTCTCACTATGGTATCCGGGCAAAATTCCTACACCATAGGGACAGGCGGCAATTTCAATGTCACCCGGCCAAACAAGATCATTGGCGGATTTACGAGAGACAGCGGGTTGGTTGATAGAACTCTTCGGGTAATCGACCGTGACACATATAATCGAATCGCCGTCAAAACAAATAGCGGTAGGCCGTCGCTTGTTTACTATAACCCGGCTTACTCATTAGGAACTGTTTATTTTGATCTTAAACCTGATTATGCTTACACCTTGTCACTCGACTGCCTGCGGCCTCTAACGGCGCTGACATTGACCGATGATCCGGTTGACTTGCCTCCCGAATATCTGGAGTTTATAAAGTGGAACGGAGCGATGCGCATTGCTTCTGATTATGGCGTGGCGCCCAGGGCGGACATTATCAGACTGGCAAATGATACCTACAATAACCTGACGACTCAACCAGTCCCGCAAGCAACCTTCGCTGGGGTGCCTGGTACGCAATATAAGAGCAATTTCAACATTACCGAAGGATAGCTGTCATGATTTTGAAACCTACGAAGCCTTACTGGAATGTTGATTCTGTCTCAAAGCAGATCATGTCCGATGCTATTTATGACGGCTACCGGGATGAGTTTGATTCGGTTAACAGTAGATTCGGCTTAAAGCTATTTTGCGATTTAGCGACCAATCTCCCGGGTGATGGTTTTTTCTGGTGGGATAAGCTCGACAAGGGCTTGGCTGTCTCCGGGGGAAGATGTTTTGAAATAACCAGTTCCGGGGGCGCTTTTACTGAGCTGACCGGGGGGGACTTCCTTACCGGAACACCTACAGTATTTGCAGACGGCCAGAAGGTAGATAATTCGGCATTCCTCTACGCCTGTAACGGCGGGAAGCTGAATTACTCAACCAGCGGGAACTTCGCGCAAGCGGCTTCACCGGCACCGCAGACCTGCACCCATGTCGTTTATAACGGCCTCCGATTTCTTGCCAACGAAACAGATACTGCCAGGTTCTATTTTACCGATGTTGATCCAACAACCGGAGAGTTTTCACCCACCTATTGGGCTGCCACTGAGAACCCGTTAACATCCGACTCCCGTGGAGACAACATATTGGGGCTATATCAGGCATGGGACGACGTATCCGTATGGGGGCAGCAGGGGCGTGAAATATGGCAGACAACGGGAGGGACGCCTCCCTTACAGCCAAGGTTAGGCGGACTGTCTGAAACGGGACTGCTTGCTCCCTACTCAGTAAGAAAAGCAGACAATACCTTCTTTGCGCTCTGTGTCGTGGACGGGAAACCGGCAGTAATCAGACTTCAGGCTAGCGAACCGATAATTATATCTTTGGACATTGAAAAACTGCTTGACCTCCATACGACCCTCAGTGACGCCATTGGCGATGTGATAAGCGTAGGGGGGCAGTCTTTCTATGTCCTTACTTTGCCCACGGAAAATGTAACCTACGCCTATAACATCAAATTAAAGGAATGGTATATCTGGAGCCTCTGGGATTTAGCCGGTGCAAGCAGAAACGCTTTCTTGGGCCGGAATTTCATCTATGCTAAGGCTTGGGGTAAGCATCTTTGCCAATCAAGAATTGATGGCAAAATATACGAAGTAGATCAGACGGCTACCGACGATGCAGGGACGCTCATCAGAACAGAGTGGCAAACCGGATGGTTAGATGGTGGCACTTCCAACAACAAGGCAATGTCTATGGTCAGGTTGCACATGAAACGCGGCACGGCGACACTCGCTACAACGACCGCGCCCCTTGTAACGCTCAAATACCGGGATAACGGGTCTCAGGTCTGGAAGAATGAACGGCAGATCAGCCTTGGGTTAACCGGTAAATATGAGTTATACCGAAGAATTAACGGGCTGGGGATGTTTCGTTCCAGACAGATGTCGATTGTCTTTTCCGATGCCACAAAGTTGATATTGGCAGATTTGGACATAGAACTGAAAAAGCTGGGTAACTGATGATTGCAAACCTAAACAACTCGCTGCCCTATCCGCCCCGGATTTTATCCCCGGAGTTGGGATATGACTGGCGTGAGTTTGACCGCTGGTTGCAGATAGTTTACCGGATGCTCGGCACAATTAAAGAACGCAACCTTTTTGTTATCCCCGGCAGGGACGGGTTGGATGGGGAGGACGGATACACCTATCCTCCGATTCAAGGGCCGATAGGCCCCAGGGGAGAATCGGGACAAAAAGGGTTTGATGGGTTGGACGGTGAGGACGGTTATTCATATCCACCCATAAAAGGCGACAACGGGGCAGACGGGAGGATGGGCGTTCCAGGTCAAGATGGTGAGGATGCTTATTCGGAAGATTTTATGTTTCCTCCGGGTATCGACATAGAGGTGCTTGCTAAATACACGGGCCGGTATCGCTATCGTGGGCCGCTTGCTGATACAGCGACAGTAACCCTCCCGACGATCACCGCAAACTATCCCGCTCATGGATTTATTCAATGTGCCCACGCCTCAACAGGAGTTATCTCTGAAAGTGCTGAATTTGAATATGGATCAACGGGAGCCGTGCAGATTATTAGAGGGACGGCAAACATCGAAGTAAATGCAGCAACCGCCGGGAAGATAAGCTTAGGGGCGGCAGTATCTGCAAACCCGGTTGTCATAAAGAATAACCTCGGTGGCGGCGTATCGGTAAATGTAATGATTATACTTTCTTACGGATAAAGGAGAATAAAAATGGCACAAAATAGGATTTTGCGCGTAGGCCCGGTGGCACTGACAACCTCATTAACCACAAACATTCTTAATCCGGCCGCTGCCGGGGCTGGTACTGGCTACACGCCGACAGCAAGTTTTATCATTCTTCGGCATATAAGAATTTCCAACAAAACTGCTACGGCGGCGACCTTCTCCTTATGGTTGGGAGCTACGGGGGGGAATGCGGCGGGTACGGAATTTATTGGTACGGCGGTAAGCGTACCAGCAAATTCTTACATTGATTGGTACGGACAGGCAAGACTTGACGCGGCTGATTTTCTGGTTGGTGGGGCAGGTACGACTTTATCACTGACGCTGACGGCAGAAGGCGAAGTGGGGCTAAGCTGATTATGAATTATGGTACAGTTAGGGGGTAAAAATGTTATATGATGCAAGCCTACCGTGGGGGGAGGTACTATCAAACACAGACTACTGGGAAGGTCTTCACAATAAACTAAAGGCTGACAGGCTCTTAAAACCAAAGCGTTTGCCTTTCGAAGAGATACAAAAAATAGCCCCGAATGTTCAGGTTGTGGGCCTTGACAACGATGGGAGACCAATCTATAGCGGCCTGACGTATCTGCAAACTCTCCAGATCACAAACATGCAACAAGAACCGCTGAGTTTCAGCGATACCGGGGCAAGGTGGCAGACCAACTCCTTTAACCCGGAGACGGGGGGGATGGAAATACATTTTGGCACCAGACCCTATACCTTCTCAGAGGCTTTAACAAGCTTCGGGACAGGCATGGCAAGCATTTATGGCCCTGGTATCGGATTGGCGAATATGGCGGCGGGAAGTGCGGCGGGAACTCTCGGTAATGGTTTTAGCGGCTTAGAGGCTGCATCTCCATCCCTGGGGAATCTAGCGGGGCAATCGGCAATAGGGCAGGGGGCGCAAGTAGGAGCAGAAAGCCTTCTATCACCTGCTGCACCTGGTTCTTTCGCCGGCCCAAGCCTGCTGTCCCCCCCAGCGGCGGGAAGCGCCTTGGGAATCACCCCTATATCGGCAACGCCGGGGCTTACCCCATCCCTTTCGATGTTACCAGCGGCGGGAGCGGGAGCGGCAGGAATAGCGGGGTCTGCATTGCCAGCCCTCGCAGCAGGAGGGAACATGGGTAATTATGCATTTCCAGCGTTAGGCTTATTAAACGCAGGAGCATCAATCTACGGAGCCAATAAGCAGTCCGATGCGATTGAGGACGCTTCGGCGGCTTCAGCGGCGGCATCAGCTTCGGCGTTAGAACTGCAAAAATATATGTACGAAAAGGGGATCGACCTCAACAAACCCTTTTACGATCCCGTTGTGGGCGGGAAGGTGCCTGACCTTTTAACCTCAGCGGTTACTGGTCAGCCTTCAAACGGGGTCTCGTATGATTACCGAGAGTCTCCCGTAGCCAAATACGCCTTAGAGTATGGCGGCAGGGACTTAATGAGGGGTCTGGGGGCACGCGGTTTGGCCGGTAGCGGTCTTGCTCCGTATAAAATGGGGCAGCTTTCGTCAGAGATTTACGCCAACGATTACGATAAGCAGATTGGAAGGCTTTCGGGACTGGTAGATATGGCCAGAGGCACAAGCAACACCATGACAAATCTTGGGCAGAATTACGCTACTCAGGGGGCGAATATCAACATTAACGCCGGGGATAACCTCGGAAACGCAGCGATGGCAAGCGGAAGAAATCAAGCAAGTCTTTATTCCGGTCTAGGGCAGGGGGCAACAAACCTGGCCAGCCTTTATCTGATGGGTGGAGGTAAATTCTAATGCCTATAAATTATGGCCTGGTTGACCCCACGGAGGGGATGAACAGGGGACTCGGAACTCTCGCCCAGGCGTTGCAATATCGCCAGCAGATGGAGCGGCAGGCTCAGCAGGACGCCATGACAGCCAAAAGCCACGGGTTACAGGATACCCTTTCTCAAATGAAGATTGACACATCTACAGCAGAGCAAAACGCTTTGATGGGAGCTACTGGACAGCCTGACCTGCAATCGGCATTGGGCACACAACTGAAAGCGAAGATGGAGGCAGAAGCTCAAAAGCTGCAAGCGGAAAAGCTTACTCGCTATAGCACGGTACTTGAACACCTAAGTAAGGCGCCGTTTGATGACGCAACGAAAACAGAATATCTAAAGGCCGCAATAGGGAAAGACCCTGATTTTGCTGATTTCGTAAAAAATATGTCCCTGAAATCACAACCAACGGCTGCCGATTATTCTTTAGTTACAGTCTATGGCCCAGGTGGAGCAACCAAGTCTGTCCCCGTCTTAAAAGCTGGCGGATACACCCCCGAAAGCGGATGGTCACTTACCCCTCCCCCTAAATCCGACCTCCTTCCGCCTGACGTAGAGGCGCAGCGCGGTAGATTGGCCCGTATAGGAAAAACTACGGTTAATGTGGCACCCGGCGCGGATGAAGTCGAAGCAATGGCGCAACTCTTCGCCGCTGGCAAGATAGACGCTGCCGACATTACAAAGCGTGGCAGTTTGGCCCCCAGGGTATTTAAACGGGCAGTAGAAATAAACGCCGGGCTAGACCCTAGGGCGCAGAAGGCAGAAAACGCCGCTTATCAAGCCACCGTCTCAATGCAAGAGAAGCAGATGGGGCAGATGGGGTCTTTTGTCAAGAATATGGGCAAGCAGATTGACCAAGTAAAGAAACTTTCAGAGGAACTGAAAACCTTTGATACGAGGCTGCTAAACATTCCGCTGCGGTTCGCCCGTGGACGGATAGCCGGGAGCGCACAGCAGGCTAAATATGATATGTATTTGACGGAAATTGAAAACGAAATTGGGAAGTTGGCAACCGGATCAGCCGCAAGCATTTCTGAATTAAGCGTCGGCGCTCAACAGAAATGGGAGAAAATCCACGACAAGAACCTTTCGATAAAAGACATGATTTCCTTACTTGAAGAGACAAAAAAAGCAGGGATTATGCGGATGAATTCCGTCAAAGAACAGTTAGCAGAAACGAAAGCGCGAAGGGCTGGAACATCTCCAGTGACAAAATCCGACGGTCAAGACTGGAACGTAACCCTATCCCAGGCGAAGGCAGCGGCACAAGCGAACCCTGGCGCAAGGGGGGAAATACGCAAGAGACTTGTCGGAATGGGATATTCGGAAAAGCAGATTAATACGGATCCTTATTTTAAAGGATGGTTAAGATAATGGCAAATAATCCTTTTGCTGATTTGATGACAACTCCGGTTGAAAACACAGGAAACCCCTTTGCCGATTTACACCAGGCCGCGCAAGCCGCCCCCCCTTCCGGCTTCATGGGAGAAATCGGCGCGGCCATTAAAAACCGTTTGGGCAATGCCTACCAGGAAATGACGACGCCTATCCGTCGTAACGTCTTAATGGAAGGCCCCGAAAAGCTGTTAAGGGTAGCTGGCGAGGGTGGCGGTTTAATCGCCGATGTTGGCCTTGCTGGGTTGAAATCGGCCTATAAAAACATTGTCCCCGATTCCATGCAGGAAGCCATTTCTGCGGGCGGCAAATACCTGCTCAATACCGATGTTGGCAAGGCGCAAATGCAGACCCTCGGAGATGTCGGCAAGGGAATAGTGAATCTCAGGGAACGATACCCAGAGAGCGCAAAGAACATCGAGGCGGGGCTAAATATCGCCGGTGGACTAGGCACATTGCAAGCGGGCAAGGCGCTTCTCCCCGTGGCAAAAGAGGGCGCGGCGATAGTGGGAGATATTGGCAGATTCGCTATAAGCAAGACTCCTGTCCAAGCTGCAAAAGCCGTCGATGCGGTAATCAATAACGGAATATCTAAAGGCGTCCGGCCAACGGTTGTCGGCAAGGCCAACGCGGGCCAGGTGGCTAAATATTACAATAATGCGAAAACGGCGGTTAAGACGATCCTGTCTGAGTTACCGGAACAAATGCCGAAAAATCTTGATGAGTTTTCAACTGCAATAAGGGAAGCGAAAAAGAAGATTTACGATAAATATAGTGCCATGTCGCAGGCCGCGGGCGACGCCGGAGTTATGGCCGATCTTGCACCGACACGGCAGGAGTTAACAGAGCTGGCTTTGGCGTCTAATACCCCGCAGACCGTTAAAAGAGGAGCCGCTAGGGCGCTAAGGGAAATATCTGCGTATGATACGCAAATAACCCCCGCCCAGGCAGAAGACCTTGTGGCGCACATCAATACGTTGACAAAACCTTTCTGGAATAATCCAAACCCAAGCGAGGCGCATTATGTGACCATGCTTGAGCGGGTAGCGAGAAACGTGCGGAAGGCGGCAAGCGACGCCGTGGATTCTTTGGGTGACACGAAATATGGAGATCTTAAAAAGCAATACGGGGCGTTAAGTTCTATCGAAAAGGACGTTTCTCATCGTGCCGTTGTGGATGCTCGGAAAAACGCAAAGAGTATGTTCGACCTGGCAGATGTGGCAACGGCGGCGGAGTTTACCACTGGGATTTTAACAATGAACCCTGTTTCAATCGCTCGTTCTCTCTCGATTGATGCAACGAAACGATTTATCAAGGGCCAGAATAACCCAAATAATGTTATCCGTAAAATGTTCGAGAGAAGCAACCGGCTGATAAATATGCCGGAAACTGTACCACTAAAGAGCAAGTCCCTTAACGCGGCGCAGGACATGCAAAACGCGCTAAACGCCAAGTTGTCAGGTAGCACGTTGCCCCCCTCTATTGATGCACCGTTGCAGTATCCGCCCGTTCTGTCAACGGCCATGAGGATGCCAAGGGACGTTTCCAAGCTGAACGAACTTGACATAATGATTGCGGAAAGAACCGCGGTTCCCAAGACAAGACTCCCCGGAAGCGGAACCTTAATTGACATTGCCCCCAGACCTCCGCAGATTCGATCAGGCATGGCAACGGGAGATGTGATTATCCCTTCCCTTTTGAAGCAGTACGCCGGGAAGTTACCGACATGGATTGAAGATCGCTTGACACAGTTAAGAACCATGCCCGAAGCGGCCTGGACGGCCCACGATAGGGTTATCATCAAGAACCTGGTGGACGCTATGCCGGGGAAGAAAGGCCCCCTTGTGCAGGGTGTGACATCCTACCGGAGTCGGCGGGCCTCCGCCCCGGTGCCGGAGAACGCGCCAAAGTCTCCTGCCCCGGAGAATATACCACCGCCAAGAGGCAAATCAACTATTAAGGAATAAACAACGATAGATTAAAAGGAGGCCCACCATGGCGCCAAAAGCACAACAAGTAGAATTTCTACTATTTCCTATACTGCCGGTGTGGAGCAAAAGGTTGAGCAAGGCGAGGGCTGTTGGTATCGCGGCAAATGTACAGCTTACACCAGCGGTACGGCTGTCTTAAAGCTTACGTGAAAGGGGGCTGACAATGGGAGATATTTACGATGACGCCAATAATCCGTTTGCGGTTGCGAACTTAAACGGGGCTTCTTTTTACGATTACGGCGCGAGCGTTGCTGACGACGGCACCTTCAATCTGCCGGTGGTAACAAACGCTGGCCGGGGCACGGTTGTAGTAGGGGCCGATGAGGAAGCGGCAGATTTCACCATCAAGTCGGATGGCACAGTCTCGCTTATCAGTGCTTCGGCCAACGTCGTTGCCAATGCGGACACCGACGCAAAGTTCTGTATCGGCACTTCTGTTGCCAGCCCGTGTGTCATTAAGAACCGGCTGGGATCGGCAAAGAACGTTGTGCTGCATTTGGTCTACGGATAGGAGGTTGATGTGATAAACCAGATTAAACAGTTTGTAATTGGTGCTTGTCTCTTAATCTCGGTGGTAGCTGGGGTTTCTCCTCCCCCTGCCTATGCCGATAACTTGAAAGCCCAACAGGTAGAGTTTTTGCTGTCCCAGGTACGCAACACGACGGGCAGTCTAGTCAGCGGGACGGTGACTTTTTACGCAGCGGGAACCACCACGCTGAAGACGGTATGGAGTGACCGGGACAAGGCAACCCCAGCGGCGAACCCCTACACGCTTGACGCCAACGGTACAGCCCAGCTTTACGCCGACGGCCTCTATAAAGTCCTTATCAAAAACGCAGCCGGAACGACCGTTTACACACGGGACAATCTGCAATTTACGCCGGATGCCACAAATAATGATTATTACCCCGACCCCTCCGCCGCCGACCAGGGCGCAACGACGAATAGCCGGAGCATAGCCTCCCTGCTTGCCGCTATCGGCACCTCCAAACAGGCGACGATTGTTCTGGCTCATTCGGGAAGTGGGAATACGACGACCTATACCATTGGGCAGAATGTCAACTGGTCAGCCTATACCAATGTGACGTTTAAGATTGTGCCTGGGGCGGTGATAAGCCACGGAGCGTTCACGGTTAATATCCCTAACCCTGATGCTGGTCTATACCAGATATTTTCTGGAACGGGAGCTGTAACAATTAGTGGGTCCGTAAAAGAAGTGTACCCGCAATGGTTCGGTGCTGTAGCGGATGCTGTTTTTACTCCAGCGACTAATGTCTGCACCGGGACAGATAATTATGCAGCCTTTGCTTCTGCCATTGCGGCCGCAGGAAAGAATAAATTAAAGATACCCTACGGAGAGTATCGAGTAGTAGCTCCAGCAGGAGGAGGGTTGACGCTTCCCGACGGCTTTAATATTGAGTATAATTCAGCTA